TCAAATCACATTTCTCATTAAGGGAGATAATACTAATCTCTCGATGATTCTGACGCCACGCGAATGATTAAAAAGACTAAAAGCGGATTCCGTGTCGTAAGTAAGAAAGGGAAATCTCTCTCGAAGAGTAATCTTTCTTGGCGCGCGGCTAAGAATCGTCTGGTTCAGATTGAATACCACAAGAATAAATGATTATCACATATGTTCCTCAACCAATTTGTAGCTCTTGTCTTACTCCAATGAGTATAGTTGGAAAGAAACAAAGGCAAGAGAAACTCGATCCAGTGACTTTTGTTTGTCTGACAAATATCTGTGAACAATATGGACACGAAATCAAATTCAACATTAAAAGAGCAGATTCCAATGCCGCAAGAACCAAGGAAATCTAAGTATCCTTCAGACGTATGGATTTTGTTTTACCGATATGGTACGATACCTTGTCTTCATAAGTTCTATCGTTTTCCGGGAGATATGGTAGGTGCCATTAACCGAGCGCGCGAACATTGTATTAAGATGAACTACCAATTCATTTGTGTTCGACCTTTTCTCGTCGATCTGGATGAACAGGAAGTTCGTAGAGAAGAAAGAAAGAATGGAGAAGATCAATGAAGAAATGGCAATCTGTATTAACTCAAACTTTGCTGTGGGGCGTTCCGATCTTTAACCTATGGCAACCAATCATTCCGGAAAAAGTTCAACCTTACGTTATTGGTGGACTTGGTACAATTTCAATACTAGTAACAAAGAAAACTTCTGAGACTAATCCTGATGGAACAGACGCAAGAACTGCTTACGAACCTCCCACTAAATAAATGTACTTGTGGTATTTGTAAACAATGCAAGCATCGTAAGTACATGAAGGTTTGGAGGAAAAAGCATCCAATGGAAGTATTCGCTCGCGGTTGCTTTGAACTTGAACTTGTGTCTAAGATGAAAATCGTAGATGCAAACAAACATCGTGCAATGATAGGAGCTAGTTTATGAGCTTTGAACAGTTCGATAATACGACTCTATACAATATGCAGAAAACCCTTACGGAAAAGCATGTAATTTCGCTTAACGCTATGCAGCGTAAGGATTATGAGAATAGTATAGATTCGTGGAAGGTTAATGGAAAGAAGGGTCCAGTTCCCAATCCTCCAGGATCTTTCAAAGTTGAAGATGTTCGCTTTGATGACTCACAAGCGGTAGTTCCTGAAGTTCGCTTTCATCCTGAAATTCCTATCTGTGAGAAATACACAGAACCTGTAGATAATCGTATCTACACTGCGGTAGTTGGGATGGAAATTCCAGGATTTTCTCCCGCGCGCTATCAATCTCTCGATATCCTTCCAATTGGTGTTCAAGGATATGCTCCTGACGGAAAATATGTTACGAAAGTTGGAGTTATGACTCCGTTCGGAAACATGGTATGGTATCAATAAAGCCAGGAGTCTCAATTCGAGGTGCGCGCCCAGAGATTATTCTGGCAATTCAGATTGTTGCGGATTATCTTCGTGAAAAGGGAAAAGATTTAGTAGTAACCTCGCTCTCTGAGGGGAAACATAGTTCTGGATCGCTTCATTATGTAGGTCAGGCTTTCGACTTCAGAGATCCAGACTTGGGAGCAATCATCTCAGAATTGCGTCTAAGATTAGGTGCTGAGTTTGATATTGTGGATGAAAAGACGCACATCCACGTTGAGTTCCAACCTAAAGTACAATGCCAATAGCTTCCTTTTCGATGCCGGGATTGGTAGAGCGGAAGATGCTCGAACTCTATAATAGTCTTCCCTCTACCAATTCAGGTGATATTGATGCATTTTCAGATGGAATAGAACAAGCAACAAGAAATACAGGAATCCCTGCTGTTATGGGCGCGGGGATGGTTTTGAATCCTAAAAATGTTGCGAAGATGGCTGAGGCATTAGAAAAGACTTTTAAGAGTACTAAGATTAACCAAATCAATAAATCTTTAGCCTATCTCAAGATGAAGTATCCTAAACTTACTGTACTTCCAGAATATTTTACTACTGCATCTAAGAGAAAATTGGGTAAGGATATAGGTGGTCATTTTGATCCAAGTGATCAAGTAGTAAGGATTCTTAAAGATTATGAGGGTGGGATTAGAGTAAATCCTGTGGTACAACTTATTGCCCATGAATTAGAGCACGCCAGACAATTCTCTAAGAATAAAGATGCCTTTAAAGGATATAAGTCAGTAGCCAAGTATGGTAAGGCAATAAATAATGCTCAACCAGTAGAAGTAAAGGCGAATAGGGCAGGAGATGTAGCAAGAAAGACACTAGAATCTTTCTTAGAGAAGGCAGCAGCTCAAAAAGGAACTGATGCTTCTCAGATGGTCTGGCCTTATCTACCGTAATGGAATTCAAAATCGAGTTTCGGACTAAGAAGCAGGAGGAATGGTTTAACCTCACTAATCGCAACCAGTGTTTCTCAGGTGGATTTAATAATGGAAAATCCTATATTGGTTGCCTCAAGTCTTTTATCTTACTTGCTACATTTCCAAAGTATAGAATGGTTATCGCCCGCCAGGTGGCTAAAGATCTTAGGGAAACTACTATGAAGACTTTCTTTAAGATATGTCCACAAGAATTCGTGCAAAGTCAGAATAATCAGGAAGGTAAGACTATCCTGAAGAATGGATCTGAAGTTCTCTGGATGCACTTGGATGATTATGATGAACAATCACTCAGGGGACTTGAGATAAATTCTGTACTATTAGATCAGGCAGAAGAGATTGCAGAAGGAATCTACTTAGTTCTTGATTCTCGTATAGGTCGTTGGGAAATGGCGGAAGTTCCAGCTTCGTTAATGAATCCTAATTGGCCTATTACTCCGCTTGGAAGACCAAAACTTCCAACTTATATGATGCCGCTTTGCAATCCTGATACTCAATTTCATTGGCTTTATCGTTATTACCATCCAGATTCTATGGAGCGTCAACCCAATCATGTAATGATCCAAGCGCCCACGGAACCTGATCTGGGTGATCCTGAAACTGTGCGTAGGATGCTTTCCCGTGATCCTCAATGGGTCAAGAAGTATTATATGGGAGAGTGGGGAATTTCTGATGCACAAATTCATGTCATTAACGAATCTTCCCTTATCGATCCAACTCCTGAATTATTGGAAGCTATTAAAGAAAAAGCTTCATGTTTCAGAGTCCTCGATCATGGAGATACCGCGCCGACCTCTTGCCTTTGGATTGCTTGTTTGCATGGTGTTTATATTGTATATCGTGAGTATTATTATCCAAATGGTCGTGTCTCGCAGCATCGCCGGAACATAAGTGATCTTTCCGAAGGTGAATACTACTCTGCAAACTATGCTGATCCTGCAATCTTTAAGATGTCATCTAAGAAATCCGGTGGATTCTGGACTGTGGCGGATGAATATCTAACTTCTGATATTCAAGAGCCCTCACTTTCTTGGATTCCTGCGGATAATAATGAGATGGCAACAAGGAATCGTATCAATGAACTTCTTGCTTACTCTCCAGGAGTATCTCATCCTATTACTAAGGAAACGCCTGCTCCGAAACTTTACTTTATTAAGCGCACTCGTGAATATCCAAATGGATGTTTTCATGTTATTAAAGAAACACAATCACAGCGCCGGGCAAAGTTAGGGAATTATAACGGGCAGGATATCTATAGTGATGACCGTGAAGATTCTATCGCCGATCATGCTTATGATTGCTTGCGTTATTTTGTAGCGATGCATGGCACTCCGAAAGCTCCAGTGAAAAGGATTCCGACTAAACGCTCTTTCGCTCTCTTTGACCTGATGAAACGTAAGCGAGAAGAAGTGAGGCCATTATCTTATGAGTATTGAAATTACTCCTTGGGGAAAGAAACTCGAAATATCGGAAAAAGCCTATAAGGAGTGGGAAGGGCGTTTCCGGTGTTCTGTCCTTGAAAAGTATTACGAAGGATTTCAGTTCAAGGATGTGCAGGAGAAATATCCTTATGTGGTCAACTTTTTCTACGCTACGATCAATGAAAAGATTGCCGCTCACCTATTTGGAAAACCACAATTCAAAGTTACTCCAAAGCCAGGATTCTCGGACTTCGACTTGTCCTTTGCAATACAATCTGCCCAAATCAAAGAGGACACTCTTAATACAATCATTCAAAGGGATGATTCCTACTTTGAAGAGGAGGTAGAGTCTGCTTTTCTTGACTCCTTCTTTCGTTATGGCATTATCGAAGTAGGCTATTCTGCTAATTGGGTTATCAATCCTCAAGCTGGTAAGCCTGTTCTAAGATCTTTCAAGAAGAATGAACTTTATGGGCGCGAAGATTCTATCGTTCGACAGCCGGAAGAGTTGCCGGAAAATGAGCAAATCTTCTTTAAGCGTATTCGTCCTAATCGTTTTAGAGTTGGTGGTATTGATTCTTCTTACCTTACCCGTTGCGATTGGGTTGCTTATTATGATTATGTTCTCAAGGCTGATCTTCTTGGACTCCCTGGAATTAAGAACAAAGATCAGATCCGTGATTCAATAGGTTCTTCTGTATCTTATAGTGATATTGATGAACCTAACTATGATTATTCCAGCATCGTGAAAATATGGCATGTCTGGAGTAATCGTGAAAAGAAACGGTATCTTCTTCTTGATTCTCCTTCTGTAGAATTATGGTCAGATGATTTTGAGCGCCTGCCTCTTTTTGGTTTTCGGTGGGATAGACGTACTTCAGGTTGGTATCCTATCCCTCCTTCTTTTCAATGGGTTTCTTCCCAAGATGAGATTAATGATGCGCGCCGGCAATTAAAGAATCATCGTAAGCGTTTTATCAGAAAGTTCCAAGCACTCGAAGGATCTATTGACGATATCGAACGCGATAAATTCGAATCAGAGGTAGATGGAGAACTTGTTACAGTAAAACGTGAAAATGCAATTTCTGCAATTGAAACAGCATCTCTTGGCGCTGAGAGCGATAAATCGGTAATGATTGCTAAGGATGACTTTAATACTGTTTCTGGGACGGCAAATGAAGTTCGTGGAACTGCTGATAGAATGACTGCAACTCAGGCGCGGGCGATTGAAGGACATGCTTCCCGCCGAGAAACTAAGACTGATGTTAAAGTTTCTAAATGGGTTTGTGCAATTGGAAGGGAAGCACTTCTTCTGGCGCGCGATAAGTTTACGATGGGTACGTGGATTAAGTTGAATGTTGATCCACAGGAAGATTTCATGGAGGAAGTAAAAGATCAACAGGCTGCTTATCGTTGGGTTTCTTCTGAGGATCTTTCGGATGGATATGATTTCCGTATTGACGTAGATATTACTTCTATGTCACCTCAGAGATTTGATGAAGAGAAGGCGCATTATATTGAATTTCTATCTCTCATGAGTCAATTCCCACAAGTTGCACTTTCTCCTGCACTTATTCGTGAGACTGCATATCGTTGTAATTATCGTAATGAAAGGGTTATTAAGGAATTCCAGAAGGTAGCCCTTATCACAATGTTAGGGCAAGCTAATCAACAGGCGCAAGCTGGTGGACAAGGAAATCAAATTGCGCAAGGTAATGTTGAGCAGCAAACTCCAAATACTCAAGCTGAAATTGAAAACCAAATGGCCGCTCAAAGCGGAAGACTTCAATAATTATGAAAATACTTCCTTTAATAAATAGATCTTTTGGTGCTTTAATTGATGATGAAGATTATTTTAAGTGTATGGCTTATAGGTGGTGTGTTGGAAATACCATTTCAACTCCATATGCTCAAACTAATATAGAGGGTAAAACTATAAGGTTACAGCATTTTGTTACTGGATTATCACCTAATAGTGATAAACCTCTTTGTCATCTTGATGGTAATCCATTTAATTGTCAGAAAAATAATCTTAGTCAATTATCAGTTAGTCAAAATAATCAGGGAAT